CTTTCTGGTGGTGGCTCCACGATGAGCTTAGTGGGAGAGCAAACGAACGCCGCAACGTCAGAGATTGTTGCCTTCGACGAGTTCACGAGTGTTGTCGATCGCAATGTTGCGCAGATCGGATCGGCGGCCATCGCCCGCGCGATTCGCTCAGGCGCGGTGCGGCGGCGGTTTGTTGCCGTCACGTGTCATTACGACGTCGCCGAGTGGCTCGCCGCGGATTGGACGCTGGACATGACAACTGGCGCCTGCCACTGGAGGCGGCTTCGACGACCGACCATCGAGCTACAACTCCTTCGTTGCCACCGTAGCGCGTGGAACCTGTTTGCGCGTCATCACTATCTGAATGGCCGGCTCAGTCCCACGGCGCGCTGCTTTCTGGCGGTCTGGCGCGGCGCCGCGGTGGCGTTCTGCGCCACGATTCCATTGATCGGTCGCCGCGGACATTGGCGGATCACGCGAGTTGTCACGCTGCCAGATTTCCAGGGCGTTGGCATTGGCCTGCGATTGGCCGAGGCGGTGGCCGCGCTCCATCGCCAGGACGGACTGCGGATCAACATCACCGCCAGCCATCCCTCGGTCCTGGCGCATTGCCAGCGGTCGCCGCGCTGGCGGATGGTGCGCGTGATGAAGCATGGCTCCAGCCGTGCCCGCACGTTTGTGGGCAATTATCGCGGATCGGGCGGAAGAGCCGTGGTGTCGTTCGAGTATCTCGGCGAGCCAGGCGCCGTCGCTCCTTCACCCACAGCGCGCTCCTCCTCCACCTCCGTTTCCATTTCACGTTCCGTATCAAGCAGAAGGTAACCCATGGATCCGCCACTACGCCCGTCGATGTTGGATGAACTCAAGATGCGCGAGATCTGCGCGATCCTGGCGATCGGCGGCACGCGCCGCGTCGCTGCGGCGTACGTCGGCTGCTCGGTCGATACGATCCGCCGCACGGCCCTGCGCGACGACGACTTCGCGCTGCGGCTGACGCGCGCCGAGACCGAGATGGAGGTCATGCAGCTCTCCAACATTCGTCAGGCGTCGAAATCGTCATGGAACGCGGCGGCCTGGGTCCTCGAGCGTTGCCGTCCGGAGCGCTACGGCAAGCGGAACCCGCCGACGATTCCGCTGGCCGATCTGCAAGACGCGTTCGCCGGCGCCATGGAACTAGTCAATCATTTCCTGCCGAGCGACGAAGCGCGCGAAGACCTTCGCCTTAAAGTGGACGAGTACTTCGCCGCGCTGGCGCAAGACGTGAACGAAAAGGAGAAGGAGAAGGAATGACGTCTCCTCTTTCGAAAGCCGCCGCCAGTCTCACTCAAGACGCTATCGCGGACAAGCGAGCGCGGTTGCAGGAACAGCCTGCCCACGTCGACTGGACGTTTCATTGCGCGCTCGAAAGCCGGCTGGGCGGCCAGCGCAATCAACCGGCCGAGTTGGCGCTGCTGGCCTGGGGGCAGCGTTATCTGCCGGAGCATTTCGCTCTACCCCCATCGTCCATGCACCGCTGGCTCGAAGAGCGGCTGGCGCGGATGGAGCAACAGCGCGGCGCGCAGATCAACGCGATTGGTCCGCGCGGCGCGGCCAAGTCGACCGTCGCCTCGCTCGCCTGCCCGTTGCGATTGGCGGTGCTCGGGCTGGAGCCTTACATCTGGATCGTCTCGGACACCAAGGATCAAGCCAGGGCGCATTTGGAGAACATCAAGGCGGAGCTGCAAGACAATCCGCGCCTCGCCGAAGACTACCCGCAAGCCACAGGCAAGGGCCGCGTGTGGCGCGCCGGCTCAATCCGGCTGCGCAACGGCGTGACGATCGAGGCCTTTGGCACAGGGCAGCGGGTCCGCGGTCGCCGGCAAGGCGCGCATCGCCCTACGTTAATCATCTGTGACGATCTCCAGAACGACGGCCACATCGAGTCCGCGTTGCAGCGAGAGCATTCGCGCCGCTGGTTTCATGGCACGCTGCTCAAGGCCGGAACGACTGCCACGAACGTCGTCCACCTCGCCACGGCGCTCCATCACGACGCGCTGGCGCTGGAGCTAAATCGCACGGCCGGCTGGTCGACGCGGATTTTTCGGGCGATCGAGACCTGGCCGCGCGACACGCTCGCCTGGCAAGAGTGGGAATCCATCTATACGGATCTCGAAACGCCCGACGGACCAGATAGGGCGCGGCAATTCTACGAAGCGCATCGCGACGGGATGGAATCCGGCGCGCAACTCTTGTGGCCAGAGCGCGAAGATCTCTACGCGCTGATGCGGATGCGCGTCGAAGGGGGCCGCACGGCGTTTGAGCGCGAGAAGCAAGGTTCTCCCATCAACCCGGACGCCTGCGAATGGCCCGAGGCCTACTTGGGCGCGGACCTGTGGTTTGAGGACTGGCCGCAGCAACTTACGCTGCGCGTGATGGCGCTCGATCCTAGCAAAGGACACGACGCGCGCCGCGGCGATTATTCGGCGTTCGTCATGTTGGGCGTCACGCCCGAAGGCTTGCTGTACGTCGAAGCCGACATGGCCCGCCGGCCGACGCCACAAATCGTGTCGGACGGCGTTGAGCTTTGCCAACGCTTTCGGCCCGACGCGCTGGCGCTCGAGACAAATCAGTTTCAAGAACTGCTGGGGCGCGAGTTTGTCGCGGAGTTCCAACGGCTCGGACTGTTGGCGATTGAGCCTTGGGCGATCGACAACCGCACAAACAAGCTAGTTCGCGTTCGCCGGCTGGGGCCGTATCTGTCGCAGCGCCGGATTCGCTTCAAAAGTCAAAGCCCTGCCACGCGGTTGCTGGTGGAGCAGTTGCAGCAGTTTCCAATCGGCGATCACGACGACGGGCCAGACGCCCTGGAAATGGCGATCCGCATTGCGTCCGAACTGCTGGCGCGCCCAGCCTTCGACGATGGCTTGGGCGACCGACTCCGCATTTCTCAATAACGACAATCCAAACCATTTCCTACCAAGGAGCCACGGCATGAGCTCACACGCATCCACAGAACAAACGCCACTCGATCGTTTTGAACAACGCCTTTGGGAAGCCTACCAAGGGCTGTGGGATCACGTTGTCGATCCGCGCGAGGCGCTCGACGATGATGACGGCCGCTGGCAAATGCTAGGCGACGTCTCCGAGCGGAGCGTAGGCGCGGTCCCGTTTGTCACCGAGGCAGAACATCGACAGATCCGCGCGGAGTGCCGCGCCCTGGCCGTGACCAACGAGTTTGCCATCAACGGCCACGAAAACCGCATTAGCTACGTTGTCGGCGCAGGGCATGTCTATCGCGCGGTCGCTCGCAAGCGGGCCGAAGTCGCGCCGGAGCTATTGATCGAAGCACAACACGCACTCGACGATTTTGTCGCCGACAACGCCTGGCAGCGGCGGCAGCAGGAGATCGTCCACCGCCGCGATCGCGATGGCGAAGTCTTTCTGCGGCTGTTCGTCTCGCCCCAAGGCAGAGTCCGTGTGCGTTTCATTGAGCCTGGCCAGGTGAGCACGCCGCCGTCCGAGAGCGCCAATGCCACGGCCAGCTTCGGCGTGCTGACAGATCGGCACGACGTGGAAGAACCGCTGGCCTATTTTGTCGATGGTCAACTCGTCGACGCCGCCGAGATCCAACACCGCAAGGCCAATGTCGATTGCAACGTCAAGCGAGGGCTCCCGCTCTACTTTCCGGTCCGCAAGAACCTCCGCCGCGCGGAAAAGCTGCTACGCAACATGAGCACCGTGGCCGAAATTCAATCGGCCATCGCGCTCATCCGCCGCCACCAGGGCGCCACGCGATCGGCCGTCCAGCAATTTGTCGCCGGCCAGGCGGACGTCACCACTCAAAGCGGGGCCAAAAGCACCAGTTGGAAGCACTTTGCGCCCGGCACAATTCTCGATACCCACGCCGGCGTCGAATATCAATTCCCCACGCAAGGGCTGGACGCCGGCAGCTATGTCACCGTCCTCCAGGCAGAATTGCGGGCGATCGCCGCGCGGCTGGTGATGCCAGAATTCATGCTGACCAGCGACGCGTCGAACGGCAGCTACGCATCGACGATGGTCGCCGAAACGCCGGCCGTGCGGATGTTCGAGCGATTGCAGGCCGAACAGATCGAAGCCGATCGGCAATTGCTCTCTCGCGTGTTGCTCTACGCCGAACGCGCCGGACGGCTGCCGAGCGGCGCCAGCCAGAACATCGATATTCAAGCCACGGCGCCATCGCTGGCCGTGCGCGACGCCAAGGCGGACGCGGAGATCGCCGAGATCGAATTCAAGAACGGCGTCCTCTCGCCGCAAAGCTGGAGCCAGCGGCGCGGCCTGGATTATACGCGCGAACAAGAGTATTTCGCCGCGCACCGCCAATCGCAAATCGACTCGCAAATCGTCTCGCAAACCGATTTGCAAGTGGCCAGAACTTCGTCTTGAGATTTCATTTTCAATCCGTATGATGCGATGTGTTCAAGTAACCAGGCAGAAGTTAATGGGACATAACGATGATTACTCGACAAGCAAGGCTGATGGCTCGCCAATCGTGCGATGCCAACGATCAGAAGTGCGAGCAAGCGCAACACGCTCTGCGACAACTTCTGGCGGAAATTGTGCAAAAGGGCTTTTACGGCACGGCTGGCATTGAGCTGGCCGTGCAAGACGGCACGATCCAAAACATCCGCCACCGGATGGAGCGCATTGAAAGATAGAGAGCCTTCGAGCGCCAACAGCGCTCGTCGCAAATAACAATTCGGTATCCGGTTGAGCCTGCCACGGCAGGTATCCGCATGGAGCCCAGCTCGAACCCGCAATTTGCGGGAGATCGCGCTGGGCTTTTTTCGTTGGCTCATCAACCACAAGCGACATTTGTTCTTCAAACAACGCGATCGGTCAGGAGATTCTCCATGTCTGAGTCACTGCAAGAGTTCATTACTTCGCGCGGCGTTTCGTTGCGAATCGATCGCGCCGCCGGCGTGATCCGCGGCGTCAAGGTGCTGGGGCTGGAGTCGCAAAACGGCCGCAGCTACCTCCCCGAGGCGCTGGCCGCTGCCGCCGGTCTGTACGAAGGCGCCAAGGTCAACATCAACCATCCCAAGACGTTCCCCTCGGCGCCGCGAGATTATCAAGACCGCTTGGGCGCCATTCACAATGTCCTGCTGCGCGAGAACGAAGGCTTGTTCGCAGACCTGCACTTCAATCCGCAGCATCCGCTGGCCGGTCAGTTGGCCTGGGACGCGGAACACGCTCCGGAGAACGTCGGCTTTTCGCACAATGTGGTGGCCCGCACGGCGCGCCGCGGCGAGCGGATTGTAGTCGAGGCGATTACCAAAGTGCAAAGCGTCGATCTGGTAGCCGATCCGGCGACGACGCGCGGATTGTTCGAGGTCGCGCTCACGCCGAATACGTCCGCCGACGGCGAGCTTTCCGCCGACGCCAGGTCGCAGGCAATTGCCGAGTTGACCGCGGAAGAACTCGTGCGGCTCCGGCCAGATCTGGTCGCTGCAGTGGCCGAGTCGCTCTCCCAAGAGAACGCGCAGCTCCGCAGCCAGTTAGACGCGCTTCGAGCGGCCCAGGCCGTCGAGTGCAAACTCGCCGCGGCCGGCCGACTGTTGGCGGAGTTCCGGCTCCCCACTCCTGGCGGGGCGGACGCCTGGACCAAGGCCGTGATCAGCGAGGCGTTTTGGCAATCGCTACTCGCCGCGCCGGACGAACCGGCCATGCGTCGGTTAGTGGAAGAACGCGCCAACTTGCTCTCCGCCGCGGCGGCGATCGAAGACGGTCCCTACGGCGAAGGGGGACGCAACCCGTCTCGTTTGGAAAGCCTCCGACTCCGCGCCGCGCGACGCGGACAGCCCATCTCACGAGATCAGTTCCTAGTCGAAATGGCAGGCAAGGCCGACGTGGACGGAGCGGAATTCGCCCGCGCCATTCGTTAGCAGTCAATTCGCGGATTCAACATCCAGTTGAGTCCACGTGCGCAGCAAGAGACAGCGAGAGATCCTTTCATTCTTTTACGGAGTACGAAGCCATGGCAGATGTGATGCGTTGGAGATACGGCGAGACGTCGCCGGTGGTGATGC